GCACCCCTCACTGTTTTCGCTCTCATAGAACTTTTGAAGCATGGTGCATGGCTCCGGATATTCTGCCTTTTTTACAAAGCCAGCCATGACAAGTGATCTGCTTGGAACATAAGTGAAGCAGATTCTCAGCTTCACCGCCAGCCGAAGCGCATCGCCGTCATCGTTGAGCGGGTCCCAGACCTCGCCAGCATGTTCGTCAGAAGCTCGCCGGTTGTGTGGGGCCTTGGCGACTGGGATGTAGCACCATTCGATGCTGTCGAAGTGCGGAACACCTTCAGCGTCGGTCTCTCGCTCATGCCACCTGAGTTCAATTCCAGCAGCCTTCGCCGCCAGCTCCAGCAGTTCGCGGTCGTTAGTCATGTTGGCCCCTTTGCTTCTTGAGTTCCGAATCGACCGCGCGGCGAAGTTGATGGCGCATGGCGCGTAGCATTCCGGCAACATGCCCACGCCCTGCCTGATCGTCGAAGTCCCATGGATCAAAGGCGATTGTGTTCGCAAGTTCGATGTTGATCCGTCGTTGCGTGAATGTGGCCATGGCGGCACCGGGACCAACCCAGCGCTGCGCGGCCTTGTCGCGCTCGATGTAGTCCTTGTAGATGAACGAGGTGTAGTAGATGCGCTGGTCATCGAACAGCCCGCGTTGCTTGGTGTTGCGGATGCCAGCGTATCGGCTCTTGCGTTCAAATTTGGAGCCACCACTGAGCGCCCCATCTCCTGCTGCTCGGCGGTCTGATCGAAAATACATCAGCGCCAAATCTTCCGGCGCCTCCGGATAGCGTGCCATCGCCAGTTTCAGAAGTGCGGCCAGTTCGCGGTCGGTCTTCATGCTTGCTCCTTGGTGGCGATTTCTTCGGAGGGCCAGGCTCCCCAGCCCCATGCTTGCTTGTCTTCGGTCGGATGCTTGTCGGTGCGTGGCCGGCTGGGCGTGTCCCAGCTTCTGCCCTTGACCGTCCAAAGCAGTCGATAGCCAGCGGCGCGGACACTGCTCCCGTCTTCGCTGGCAAGGATGTAGGTCAGGCCGCGCCGGTAGCCCTTCGATTGAGCCGCTCGCCGAGCTGCCGCGTAGAGCATGCTGCAAGCGTTCGGAGTGCCATCGGTGCAGAGGCGCGTGACCTCGACAGTCAGACCGTCATCGAGGGCACGAGCGACCGGACGGCCGGAAACGGCAACGCCGCGTAGTTCACCATCATCACAATGGACAGCCTGTGACCATAAATGCCCGACAGGAACACCGTGATGGCGATGCAGTCGAGCGATGAACTCAAAGGCCGCGTCTCGCGTCACGGGTCGAAGTTCAATCATGGTGCCCGCTCCCCTCCAACAGCGCGAGAGGCGGCGCCCTCGGGATTGCGCAGCGCCCACCAATCACGGCTTGGGTCTTCGGCGTTGTCGGCTTCCATTGCGAGCATGAGCTCGATCAAAGCCAGGCGCGTGCGGCTCGACTTGCCGCCGCCGGAACCGGGTACGCAGAACTCCACATTCGCGCAGGCGGGCTCGTCGCCGCCGTTGTAGATGGACAGGTAAACGTCGCCGTCTCCATCGAGGCCGACGCGGAGATGACCGTCAGGGCTCATGTCTTCAAGTCGACCGACATCGCGCGCCTTGGGCCAGACGATTTCGTAACCGCCCGCCTTCTCTGCTTCCCAGGCGGCGAGGGCTTTCTGAAGAGGTGCGATTCGGTCGCGCCAGCGGCAGGTGCTGCATGGTGCTTCCGGCATACACGCGCAGCCAAACTCTTCAGGGTCATACTTGACCAGCCAAGCTTTTAGCGCCTGCGCCAGTTGTGAGTCTGAATTAGTCACCATTGAATTCACCCCATTCCTTCCAGGTCAGCCAGCGGCCAGCCATATAGCAGTTGAATAGCCATCCGCCGATAAAGATCGCAATGACAATCAGCGCCTGCGCCATCTGCTCAGTTGCTTTCATCACACGCCCTCCAACTTCACACCGCAGAACGGGCAGAAGGATGCGAACACCGTATGTGGCTTGCCGCGCCTGGCGGAATCGGCCTTGCTGGTGGCAACCACGATCAACTCGCGCGGGCTGGCGCTCCAACTGATGACCGGGGTCAACACCGTGTTGTACTTCTCCTTCAACTGCGCGTTGATCGTTTCAGCACAGTCGTGCCGCTCAGTTGCTTTCATTGGTGGTCTCCTTGGGGTGTTTGTGTGTAGTTCCAATCCATGGGAATCAGGCGCCGGCCAGCGACTTGCGCACCGTGGCGAGGTCTTCGCCGGACAGGGCGCAATGGGCCTCGGTCAGCAGGTCGAACGCTTGGCTGCCCAGACCGACCAGGTGGTAGAGCCGGTCGTCGGCCTTGACCCGACCGAGGAAGTAGCTGATAGCCTTCGCGGCCTGCTGTTCGGGCGGCAGGCCCTCCATCTGTTTGCCGTCATAGATGCTCATCACAGGCTCCAGGGGCTGACGTTGAAACGGGCGGCAATGACGGCGCGCGCGGCATCCGCGGCGTCAGTGGCTTCGCGCACGAATTCCATGGCGATCTTGCCGACCATGCGGGTGCCGGTGCGGCGGGCGAACTCGTCACGCTCAGCGAAGCGCGCGCGTTCGGCGATGTGCGCCGGGTGGGCGCGGAACTCGGCTTGCGCGGCGGCGAGTTGGGCAGCGGCGTGCGCCTTGATCTCGCCGTTGATCTGCGGGCGGGTCTTGCCCGTGTTGCGGCCGGCGCAGACCTGGCCGTAGTAGACGATCTGGCCGTCGTCCAGCTCCATGGCGATGGTGAACTGAAGGTTCGCCTTGCCGCAGCAGTCGCAGGTTGTGACCGCTTCTTCCTTGCCGAGTGCCTTTGCCATTTTGGTTCTCCTGTTGCGTTTGTCAGTGCATTTAGTGTCGGACATTAAATGCGGGTTTGCAAGTCTTTTTTGACGGGCATAAAATGGCCGCATGGACGAACCAACGAAACGACCCCGAGGGCGGCCGGCTGGCTCTGGCGCTGGCCTGACCGAGAAACACACGCTCCGAGTGAGCGAGGCTCTCAAGGCGAAGCTCTTGCAGCTCGGCGACGCCTGGGCGCGCAAAGTGCTGGAGAAGGCCAAGCCGCCGAAGGAATAGCCCATACTCGTCGCTCAAGTCTTGGAATCAGCCTCTGGAGCAGCCTGCTCCTTCGGTAGTTGCGGGGCTGCGGCGAGCATGGCGTCGTACCAATCAAAGAGGGTCCGCAAGCCCTCGCGCCACTTGTCCACTGTCGGCTGCATCTCGTTGTTGATGCACCCCTGCGATCCCCTCCATCCGAGCAAGAAAACGGAGAGATGGGATAGCTTTTCAAGAGCATCAGAAAGCTCGCTAGGAACTGTCTGCTGAGCTGCTGACGGATCGTGGTCAATGGCGATCTCATATTCCTCTTCGGTGACGGCTTCTGCTGCCGCAAGCAAGTCGCCCCACTCCCAATCCTCTTCCCCGATGACTTGCATCATTGCGCTGGTGAGACGGATCGGCACAAGTACCATGCCCTCAGGCATCGCCTGCTGAGCTGGTGGCGGGGGTGCGGTGTAGAGCGGGCATGTGTATGCCGACGCCTTTGTCTTCCCGCCGATCCCGAAGTGGGTTTCCCAATCCGCCTTGCGCTCTGCCGTGATGGTGTCTTTCGTCTCCGGGTCTTGCCATGCCACCGCCTCCCCAGCGCCTGCGGCCTGGGTGGTGGCATGGACGTGGATCTTCTCGATCAGCTCGTCCGGGATCGCGTAGATGGGATGCAATTCACCATCTGCCATGACGGCGTTGCTGCGCATACTTGCCAGCTTGTATTCACCGTCCTTGATCCGTGCGTAGCCGCAGTGGAAATCGTCAAGCTCGATCTTGGCAGGCTCTGCGCTCGGCGTGGTGGCGACCATATTGGTGGCGCCAACAGAAAGGTCCGGGGTCGGCTCCAGCTCTCCCATTTGGCGGAGAAGATAGGCGGCATGGGAAAGGATGGTTTTGGCGAACTCGATTCTCTTGTGACCTTGAGCATCGGCATATTCAAACTGGCCGAATGGTTCTGCTAGTTCGAGAATCTTGCTCATGTCCGCACCCACACAATCAGCCCCACAGTCGCCAGGATCGCAGCAGCCATCATGCAGCCGCAGTACCAGCGCCAGAACCTGGCAGAGAGGGCAATGTCGCGTCCTGCGTCATCTTCAGCACATGTGCAGTAGTCACCTTGGCAGCAGTTTCCTGTGCAGTCGTTGTACTTTCCTCGCATACGTCCTCCTTTGCAAATGGGGATGGTTGCCAGGCGTAGATCTGGGCTCTTTTCCCACCCCATCCACGCGCTGGGCGCTTTCCGTTCCGATAGATCAATCCTGACATCTGGAATGCCCTGATCCAGTTCGCGCAGGTTTCCCAATGACAACCGGTCATCTCTGCAAGCTCTGGAATGGTTCTGTCTGCCTTCACGAGAGCCGCGATCATTTCGCAGGCTGCTAGGCGTGATCCTTCTCCTCCATGGCTCATCTTGCCCCCAAGACAATCCAGCCGGGGAATCGGCCATAGAGGTTGATGGGCTGGGCCAGTCCTCTGGCTTCAAGGCTGACGAGTTGTCCGTAGACAGTTTCGATAGCCATCCCAAGCTCACGAGAGATTCGCATCGCTGTTAGCGGGCGCGGGCTGGACAAAAGCGCTTGAAAGACGGTCATTGGCGCTCTTCTGTGGTGAGGTTGAGGGGGAAGGTCAAAACGGCCTCCCGGGTCTTGCGGTCCTGGCTATATCGATCAGGACTTGGCGGAACTCGGGCGGCGTGGCATTGCGGATGCGGGTTTTGTCCTTGCCTCCAACCATCGCCATCATTCCGATGCGGCGGGCCTTCTCGTAGCCGTGAAGCTCCAGGGCGCGCGGATGAATGCGCTGCTCGGTCTTACCCCAGCGAAGCTCCTGCGGCTTCGGCATCCTGGCGGCCAGCAACCATGTCGGCTTTCCAGCGAGGTGGCCGTAATGACCTTGGTAGACGCAGCATGTCCAGGCCTGCGAGAACAGTGGGCCGCCGACAACCTGAACCCATCCGCCAGCCCTGGGCGGCTTGGTGATGCCAAAGTGATCCCAGGCCTTTGAGTCGGCCGGGTGCTCGATCACGCCACCGAAGCGGTCAATCTTGCGCAGTGCGTCAAAGAAGCAACCATCATCAGCGCCAAGCTGGAATTGATGCGGCTTGCGCGTGCTGCCGTGCCAGAATCGCCCCCAGCGCTGGCACGGCGGATGAGCAACCACAGGCCACGGGCCGTTGTACTTGCGGGCGTCGCGCGGCTCATCCCAGGGATCGACATCGGGCAGGCTGAAGTAAGCGCCATCTGTTTCGACATAAAGAGCAGCAATCATGAAAACCTCTTCATGTTCGTGATGGCTCGCGTCAGATCATTCACCGAACTCCGAGAGTTTCCAGCGATCTTTGCCGCAGCCTCTCGCGCCGTTCGCCATTCCCTCGTGCGCTCAATGCCAGAAGACATGATGAGCGGAGGAACTTTGTTGATGAGGTCGCCCAACTCACGCAGCAGATAAGCTTTGCGCTCAGCCGTTGCGCTTCTTTGATTCCGGATGTCCTTGAATGGCGCAGTAGGCGGGAGCCCGCCGACCCAATCCGATTGACTCATAGGATTCTCCCGATGTGCTTCCAGAACGCATCGCGTACCACCTGAGGCGGATTTGAGGAGCGAAGCCATTCCTCTACTACGCGATCACCCAGTAACTCCTGAGCATCAGGGTCAAGGGCATTCCGATCAGCAAGCTCATTCTGCAATTCGTGGGTATCGAAGTCGCCGATCCGTGTGGGCTCAATGCAGAACTCTGCTTGGACCAAGCTGTCTGCACCACGAGCAAGCAGCTCATCAACAAGTTGCTCATCCGTGAACTCTTTTAACGCTTCGTTTGGCTCTTTCACGCAACCCTCCTCGGCTTGAACTGCTTGACTACATCCATGGCCTTGGCGCGAGCTTCATTGGAGCGGGCGCGCTGGTCAGGTTCGGAGAGCTGGGCATCGTAGGCGGCTTGCTCTTGGAGCCAATCGTTTTTGATGAGGGACTGAGCAACAATGGCTTTTGATGGCGCCTGGAACACACCAGCCCATCCGCGTTCTATGGATTGTTCAAGGCAGGCATTTGGATCGAACCCGTTGTCTTTGAGTTCACCAAGCTTCTTGAGGATCAGAACGGCTGCGAATTCAGTGAAGGGGCGGGATTTGCCCATCTTCTTGCGCATTTCGCAGAAGGCTTGCCAGACTTCGGGGTTGATGTAGCGAGGGAGAGGCATGTTCATGAGTCAACCCTCGAAAGTCGATACTCAAGCTCCTCAACTCGACTCAACAAATCTTTGAGTCTGTCCTCAATGTCCATCTCTCTCAGCATGCGTTCCCGATCTTCTCGCTGAGCGACCTCCCCGTGAGCAGGACAATCGGGGTCTTCTGCAATGAAGCGACCGCCTATCTGGTAGCACTCACATGTCATTTCTCTTCCCCATAGGTCTGCCAAAGCAGAGGTCTTGACTGATCCCCTACAACTTAGGTTCCTTGAGCCCTGGTACCGAACAACCCTACTTGGACAGCTGACGATTTAAGCGGTTGACTACGCCGCGTGTACGCCCAAACACCCCACGAAGATCAGTCTTCTAGCTGTCGTTCAGAAACTCACCTGGCTCTGGCTTGCTTCTAGGCCCTCTGCGCGCCCGTTTCATTCGGTTGTCTGTTCTGAGTGCGCCCGACAAGGCCATTAGCTAACCCGCTCTGAGGGTCAGAAAAACAGTTTTGAGAGTGCGGCTGGGCTTGATTCCAGCTTGCCGGAGCCGTAGCTCATATCCGGCGCTTGGAGGCATACGATCCTCACGGGCATATTCGTCAGGTCTGTTCACAGCCTAGGCGTTCCGGGTGATCTGCCCAGCCCTAGGTTCGACTTTCTGCATCCGACCTCATCCAGTCCTTCCTGGATGCGCACTCTCAAAACTGTCTCGACCAAAGAAAAACCCCAAGTACTTAGCGGGGCTGGCCCTTGGCTGGGCAACTGACAAGTCACGGAACGACCTATCAATTACACAGCCCCGCTAAAGACTCGGGGTTCGATGGTTGCCGTTCCGTGGCATTGTCAGATCGCCAAATCTGACAATGCCATCCTATTCCACGCTCAGGATGAATGCAAGTCCTTTTGCGTGGGAGGGATGAAATTACTGAATGACTCTGGAGTCTCGACCCATCCACCAGACTTTCACCTCAGCAACGACAATCCAGGCGCAAAGGATGAATACATTCCACATCGTGGGAGCCCTTCCGGACGAATAGACAAGAACGATCATGAGCCATGTCAGAACTGCGAGAACGATAGGAAGCAAGCGCATGATTTGTACTTTCAGGACTGTTGAGGAGGTTGAGGAGGTTGAGGAGCCTTGGGAATCGCCATCCAGTAGTGATTCCAGTTCTTGAAGGACTTGGCGGACGGCATCGAATCATTGGTCTCGGACCAGCTCCCGTAGCCGTATGACGGGCCATTCACAGCCTTCGGCTTTCGATGCGCCGTGAAAACAAGTTCGCCATCTGGCGGCATGCGGTCAACAGCGCGAATCCAGCCTTGAGAGCGTGCACGCTCCGTCGCCCAGACAACGGCATCGAAGATTGAATACCCGTCATACTGCCCCTCTTGCCAGGCCTTGAAATCAGCCGCAAGCTGTTCGTTGTCGCTCATGGCTTCACCTCAATTTTGTGCGCAGCATCAATGTCAACACCCGGGAACACGGAGCGATAGACAGTGCCGCATGGAGACTCAACGCGCTCGATCAATTTTTGAGCAATGGCCTCCGGGATCATCTGAGCAACCGCCCTATCGCCGTACTTGTCACGAAGCTCCATGTAAGTGCGGTCCTTCATGCAGTAGTCAAAGATGGGGGGAGTTAATGGCTTCTTGGTCTTGAACCACTCGGGACGAAGCTGCATGAGTTGCAAAACCCGCTTTGGAGGAAGCCCCTGCGTCCGATAGTTGTGAACCGCCTGGCGTTTGACGCCAAGAATGCGCGCAAGCTCAGAGGCTGTGCCTGCGTATTCGATTGCTTGAATGATGTTCATGCAGCGATGCTAACGACAATCAACGCTTGATGCAAATATACTACTTGAAGCTGTGGTTATTGTACATTTGCACTTGTCATGTGAATTCTGTTCTGGCACAGTCAACACCACTCCGCAGCCACGACGGCAGCGGCAACAGGAGGAAAGAACATGATCGCAATCGCAACTCACCTGGTAGTCGATACGGAAACCGGCCTGAAGATCGTCAAGGCGACTCAGCGCAACTTCTTCAACAGCGACTACGCTGTCCAGTTCGCCGGCTCAGAAGAGCAGTGCAAGGCTGAAAAGCGCCGCCTACTGGCTCTGTCGTTCTAACCCGCGCCCACTTCAACCAATTGGAGACGGAAACATGAACTACCTGACGCGCGCCGAGATCGATCGCAATTTGATGAAGCTGCGCGGACGCGGGTGTGATGCTCACCCGTCTGTGCTGATCCATCCGAGAAGTCCGAATAACGAGGCAATCAGCAATCTCAGCAAGGATGAATTGATTGCTGGCGGCCCGCGTCATGTGATCGCCCACAACCGCGAGCAGTTCATCGTTCGCCACCAGGGTTATGGGAGCGGGCGCAACTACGTCGCTCAAGGGTGGAAGACTGGATTCAGCCACGAATTCGCCACCATCCATGAGCTGAAGAATTTCCTCAGCGGCAAGACTCCTCGAGCCGCCTGACTATCAACCAACTGGAGGAACAGAAATGAGTGTTCACCATCTTGCCGAACACATCGGCTTTACCCCCGACTTCACATCCGATCTGGATGAAGCAAAGTCCATTTTTCTTCGCTCTCCTGACGTTCTTGGCGAGTGGATCAGCGCCAATACTATGGGAGTCTCTCGCGTCGCCATGGCTGCAAGGCTGGAGGATGTGACTGCTGAAGACTTCAAGCACTCCAGCGTGGGTGTGATGCTCTCGATTGCATTTGATGCTGGGCAACCTGCACAGACCCGTGCGGCTGTTCTAGATGCGATTGGCGAGCGGTTCTTGGCTGATGGACACACCCAGGTCCTTGCATCGGAGCTGGCGGCAGAGATTGAGCAAAAGCGCTTGGCTCAAGAGCAAGAAGACCGCGAAGACCTGGCAGCAGAGCGCAGGGACTTTCCTGCGATGGTGCGGGCTGTTCGGAGGGGCATATGACCGCCATCAAAACCCACCGCTCGCTGCTATCTCGCCTCACCCGCTGGGCCAATATCCGCTACTACCGTTGGGAGATTGCCTGCATCCGTGATGAGCGGGAGACGTACCTCAACACTGGACTTGTAGGCCCGATGTACTTGCGTAACAGCAAGGAGTGGGAAGAGGCGGTGGCAGCGAAGTTGAGGAAGTTGGAGCAGGAATGAGCAAGATCGAAGAATTTCTAGAGGTCTACCGCCTCTATCGTAGCCACCACTCCATCTTCTACGCAGCCAAGATTGCGTTTGGAGTGGCTTTCAAGAACAAGCCTTTCTGAGGTGAATATGGACAACAAAGAACTCTGGAAACGCGCTTTCGTCACCGATCCGAAGGCTGTAAAGCCGATCACTGGCAAGCAGTACAAGGGCAACTCTCCCAAGCCATATTGGATCGTTGAGCGCCTGACGGACGAGTTTGGACCCTGCGGCATTGGCTGGGGCTTCACGATCCTAAATGAGCGTATGGAGCGACTGACAGAGAATGATGTTCTGCATGTCGCAGTGCTTCGTTTCTGGTACGTTCTCAATGACAAGCGCGGAGAGTTTGAGCAAGTCGGCCAGACCAAAGCGATGTACCAGACCAAGAACGGACTCTTGGTTGATGAGGATGCGCCGAAGAAGTCAGTCACCGATGCGCTGGTGAAATGCGCTTCCTATCTCGGCTTTGCTGGGGATATCTTCTCTGGCATGTGGGATGACTCCAAGTACGTTGAATGGGCTGATGTTGAATGGGACCGCCGTCAACAACAGGCCAGCGAAACGCCAGAGCAGAAGGCAGATCGTGAGGCCATGGAAGCACGTGGCGGCGAGCTGGATGCACTGGCTACTTACCTGATCGAATGCCACGAGAGCGGCAATGATCTGGCCGCCATTAAAGCCTGGTACTTGCCTGAGAACTGGAGCGCTGACAACCCGACCGAGACTGAAGAGCGTCAATATGTTTGGGGTCTGCTGAAGCAATACAGCAAGCTCCGCTCCACGATCAAGGCTAACAAGCCTGAGTGAGTATGAACCGATCCATCATCCTCTACGAACCAGCCCAGGCCCACAAGGCAATCATGGCCTTATGGGCTGATGCAAAGCCTTGGGTGATGGCTGGGCATCGGTTGGAGGTGAAGATTGGTCCGGAGACTCGCAGCTCTGCTCAGAATGCGCGCATGTGGGCCATGCTTACTGATGTGAGTCGCCAAGTTGTTTGGCATGGCAAGAAGCTTGGACCGGAGGATTGGAAGAGCGTGTTCTCTGCTGGTCTCCGCAAGCTTCAAGTCGTCCCCAACCTTGATGACACTGGATTCGTTGCTCTTGGTGGAAGCACCAGCATCATGAACAAGAGAGAGTTCGGAGAATTGATGACGCTGATTGAAGCATTCGGTGCGGAACATGGAGTCCGCTTCACGACACCAGAAGAAAGTTTGTAGGGCCATAGCAGCTCGCAGCGGCCTTTCCTCCCTGAGCCATTAGCTTGCTTGCTGCTGCCCTTTTTTATTCAACAGAGGAGAAGAAGATGAGCAATGCAGATAAGAGAAGCGTCCATACTGACGCACTTGCAACCCTTGGAACCATCATCGGTCCGGATGAGAAGCGAGACGCTATCCACTTGGCGGTGCTTCCGATGGTCGCGCCCTATCGGATCGCTGTCGGCGCGCACGTAGATAAGGATGGGAGGCCTGTTGCCCCTTACAGCGAGTATGCGGTCGGTATCGTTGACCCGTTCCTGAATCGGCTCGGCGTCGATACTGGCGAGCGCTTCTGGCTGTTGATCTACCCGCGCGTGATTACCTCTCTGCGCCATGTGTGGGCACACCCTGCATTTCAGGATGAAGCGCCATCCATAGAATCTGTCAAGGCTGTAATCGCGCAGGACTCCAAAGAGTGGATGACGAAGTGGGCTCTTGAGCACATGGGTTATAACTACTACGGCGATAGTAATGACGATCGACTGTCTCCGGAGGAAGCGCTGGCCGCAGCAATCCAAGCTGGCCGTGATAACCACGTTGGACCTTACGAATCTGCCGCCAATCACATCGATAGTGAATGGTGGGATCACTGGGAAGCCATCACTGGTTCCCGTGGTGATCGTTCGGCCTACTTCTCTTGCTCCTGCTGAACATGATCCATTCCATTGACACCATCCGCTCCAAGTACACCCAGATGCTTGGACTACACACTGATCCTGCGAAGGCTCTTGCGGAGACTGCTGCTCACTTGTGCGTTGCTGTGGAGGTTATTGCTGGAGCTATTGAAGAACTGGAGGAAGTATTAGTACAGAGCAATTGATTGAGCAGATCATGGATCGCGCCCAGGTATTCGCATCGGCATGGTCTATCGTTGGCGGTCCTTTTGACAATGGAGATGGGCTCGCACATTCAAACGACATGAAGGAGGAGTTTCGTCGGCTTGTCTATGATGCACTGACATGTCCTCCTCTCTCTGCTCTACCAGAAGGATGGAGACCAATTGAGACGGCGCCGAAGAATGGAAGCACGATGCTGCTGGGCTACCTGAACATCGCCGGCAAGTGGCGTACGACGCGCGGCCAGTGGATGTCCGAGGATGAAATCGCCGAGACCTGGAAAGACCCTGACGATGGCGAAGAGGGCTGGTACGAGACCTGTGTCGAGGCCGACGACATCCCCAACTGCTGGCGCATCAATCCGAGCCATTGGATGCCATTGCCAAAGGCACCTGACGCACCGAAGGAGCCGAAGGCATGAGCACCATTGAACTCTCCACGCATGGCATCCCTCGCGCTGAGTGGGTGCGCCGCTTCAAAGAGCGGATCAAAACGCGGCTCGGACTGAACGATGACGACGACAACGAGACCATCGCCGCCGCCGAGCTTGAAAGCTGGCCCCTCATCGATGAGCACCCCGTCGCCGGCATGCCAAACGACTGGGAGCTGACGGGCCCCGAGGAAGCGGCGGACGAGAACCTGAGCAACTGGACGGACTGAGCCATGAACACCACCACCGACAAGCTGGCCGAGGCGCTGGAAGCAACACGCGCTTCCTTGCGAGAGCAGATTTCGAGTCCCTATTGGCAATCCGGGCAAGTCCAGCGCATTCACGACTCGCTGAAGCTTGCCGATGAAGCTCTCGCTGCTCTCCATAGGGAAGGAGAACCGTCCGACGAATTCATCGAGGGTTTCAAGGCTGGCGCAATGCCTCTTGATCCAGATGAGGCAGAACTGACGATCACCGCACCCAACGGCGACAAGATCGTCGCACGAGGCAGCAAGCTGGACATGCTGACGCTGGATCGAATCGTGAAGGCCGCCGCAGCCGCCCCTCTCCAGGCTTCCTCAGTGATTCCAGCCGAGCCGGTGGCGATCCGCAGGCGAACGATTGCCTTCCCTGGAACGCCGAGGGCTTTTGTGATGGGGCACGACGCGCGGAAAGGCGTTCATGAAGGGTGGGCCTATCTGACATGGACTCTAGAAGAGGAAGCCGCACAAAGGGAATCGGCAAGACTGTTTGTAGGCGATTCTGCGGTACCTGTCAGAACTGAAGTTGAGGTTCTCTACGTGGGCTCAGTGCTTCCAGACAGCTCGGCACCCGATATGCGCGCGATTTGCGAGAAGCTTGGCTTCGACCCGACGAACCACCACAACGCGGCCAAGTGCCCCTATTGCAGGCCGGTGGGCAGCGAGGAGCGCAAGCCGCTGAGCGATGTTCCGGCCGACGCGAACTGGAAACTCTCGCTGACTTGCTGTGGGCGTGACAACGGCGTGCTCTACGCGCGGACTTGGGAAGACGCCGACCAATCACCAGGCATCCACATACCAAATCGCAGCGCCCACAGCAGTGATGAAGAGTACCTTTCCAATCAGCGAGCGGATTACTTCAGACGCAAGCTGTCCAGCCTCTGAGTTTGCAAAGCCTGAGTAGGCACCCCAGATCCCAACTGCGATCTTTCTGCAAGCATCGAAGGTGCTGAGACGGTCAGGCATTCTTCCTCCGGATGGCAATCTCAAGCAGAGTTCCAGCTAGGACGCCAAGCATCGGTCCAATCCAATATAGCGGGATATCCGTCAGACCGGTGCAAATCCCTTGCCAAGGAAGCGAGGCAGCTTCCTTTTCAAAGCCTCTGCCAATACGACAGGCAACGACTTGGAAGTCCTCAAGGAAACCCCAGGCACAAACCGCGAAGACGGCAGCAGTGAAATACTTCCTGCGTGGCATCAAGATTGCGATCAATGCCCAGAGTAGACACCCCTTCAGTCCCTGGGCTGCATAGAACAGCGCTCGATAGGTGTACGCAGGATCAGGCCACCATTGAGCTAGAGGCTCCATCCCATAGTGAACAGAACCAATCAAGATCAACAGGACCAGGAGCGTTCTCACTTCTTTATTGGAGGATCGTCTGATTCGCCAGGGCCACCGTCGCCCATAGCGGTCATCTTGCCATCTTCGACGGTAGGAGTCTTGAGCTTGGTGAGGTAGTACCACGCGGCACCAGCACCAGCCACAAGGCCAGCGAGGAAAGCGAACAGTTCCATAGAGACTCCTTGTTACTTGTTTAATCCTACCGCAGCAGCGCGGCATTTGTCATACTGCTCTGCCAGTTGGTACGCTTTGCGCACCCAGCCGGCCAAAGTAGGATCAGTCGCTGGGGTTCTTTCTGGGCACTCCGCTTGGATCAAGTGAACTTGCGGAGGCGGGGATGGCGGAGTTGAAGAGGCGCAGGCTGTCTGGGCCAGTATTGCACTCAGCAAGCTTGTATACGTCACGAGTTTGAATCTCACGTTCAACCTCCTGTTTTATGGTTTGGTGCTTGATCGTGATCTTGCTGATGGCTTGAGCTGCCGCGCTGGCCGCTGCGTCTGCTGCCTTGGCTGCGATCTTGTCTTCTCGGCCTTGCGATGCAAGTTCAGAGTCGCTGCCAGCTTTGAAGAACCAATGAGCTGTTCCGGCAATGCTGCCAGCCCAAAGAGCGATGACGCCGAGGATGGCCCAAGGATTCATGCAACTCCCTCGGTGTAGGTTGTGCCGCCTTCTCCAAAGTGAGCCGTCAAGATCTGAAGACGAGGAACGCCAGAAGCAAAGCTGATATGGACCCAATCACCTTCTTGGATCAACTGGTCGAACTGAAGAAAATTCGCATACAGAGCAAGCTTCTTGACGATAGCCAGTGGCGAGCCAAACTCTGGGGCTGTGAAATCAGCGGCCTGACCAAGCAGATGCTGGCTGTTCTTTGCCCCACCGACAGTTGCATTTAACGCAGCGCTTCGATAGCCTGAGCTGATATTTACAGGAACTTGAAGAACGTTTCTGACACGCTGCATCCCAGGAGCAAGAACAATCCGAATGTTATTCAATGCATCTTCAGAAGGGATGTTTTCGATACCTTTGCGCGTAGCCGTATCTGATCTGATGAACTCTGACAACCAGAAAGAAGTCTGGAGGCGTTCGTCTTTCACTTGTGGCCCCCGTGAACTTTGGAGAGTTCGGCCTGATCCATTTCCACGAAGTCACTTTCTCTCCGGTGCAGCTTCTTTGGATTGGACTTCTTGCGTAGATACCCTAGGATCACGATGGATAGACCGGCACTCACGAGGAACAAGGCTCGCTCAAGAGCCATCACATCAGACACCGTAACGCCATCCAGAAGCCGAGCGGAGATAGCGGCAAACCCTACTGCGAGGAGGATCAGACCCGTCTTGATGATGACTCCATCCTTCACCCGATGGCTGAGAATCGCACCGATCAACCCAAGACTGATGATCCCGCAGAGGGCCGCATTGATTGCAGTGAAGATCTGATCCATGCTTATGGCCTCCTCGAAATCCAACCGGTGATGATCTGGCCTACTGGAGTTTGTCTGATCCCATCCAGCAACGCAGCAGCAAGCGACATGCCAACAAGGCCAAGCATGAATGCTGCGACGTTCAGATACGTCTGAGAAGTCCAATGGAACCACTCAGAGATGGCCGGAGCAACAATACCAGCCGCGGCAGATCCAGCGATGACATTTACAAAACGCTCGCCATTGCTTGCGCCTGGCGTGAACTTCAAAGCAGTGATCAAGGCCCCAGCAGCCCCAAGGACGAAGGGGCTTTTCACAAGCTTTTCAGGATCAAATTCCATCGTCGCTCCTAGATAGAAATTCTGAATGTGATGGAGCCAGTCACCTGTGTTGCTGGGTAGTCTGTTCCAGAAGCCTGGAGACCAATTTGCACCGGAGGAGATTCTTGACGAATGTAGATGTAATCGATGGTGACTGCGCCAGCGGTACGAACAGCCTTTGTAGAAGCCGTTTGCGAGAACGTCACTGCTTGAGCGCCGACACCTGCCGCAAGATTGATCTGAATCCCATTCGCAAAACTCACAACGCTGGACACGAACTTGGCTTGATTGATACCAGTGGTATAGGTGACAACACCACCAGAACTCATATTCACCTTCACGATCAAGTCGATGCCCTGCATCATCCCAGAGGTGAAGCTTTGTCCAACAGGAACGTTGATGTTGTTATCACCAAAGAACCTATCCGTCGCCCCGTTTATGCCTGTTTGAGCACCAACATAAGGAGAAACACTTGTAAGCTCGATGCTATTTGCGACAGTCGAATTGTTCGTTCCGCCAGAGGCTAGATTGTTCAGGCCATTGGTCCATCCACCCCGGATCGAGTTACCGGTGATCGATCCATTGATTGCGTCTGGACCTGCAAAGCCAATGCACAGCCCAATCACACCCAGATAAGTTGTGTTCTGGATGAGGTTTCCGGTAACCGCAGCGCCAGTGATCGTCCCCGACAACTGAACACCGATGCCAGCTGGATTTGTTCCAGGGTAAATACCAGTTTGACCAGGAGGAACGCCGACTTCATAGACCTGATTTCCACATACAACGGCGTTACCCGCAAACCCAGCAGCAGCGCCAGCATTGCGCTCGATGTAGATTCCGGCTGCCTGAGCAGAGACAGGATAAGCAATCCGCTGAACGATGTTGTCCGACACGATCATGTTACGGATCAGGCCCAAAGAGCCGTTCACCAGCATGATTCCGTAGCCACTGTCAGAGACGATGTTCTCAGTGATGATGGCGGTATCGACACTATGCGCATCAATGCCCTTGCGCTTGTTTCCTCGGAAGATGTTGCTTGTAATCAGTAGACGAGTCGGGGCGGTGCCATTATTGGCGCCGATGCCATACCCGGGGTCAATGTCGGTATGGGCAATCGATGCATTCGGGTGGCCGTTGTTCTCTACCGTGTTGTCATGCACCACCAAATCACTACAACGATGAACCTCAATGCCAGCGTTGTAGTTGTCATGTAGGTAGTTTTCAATGACAGTCACGCGAGCTGGAGCTGCCCACCCGTAGGATTCGACAAGACCAGAATCAATCTGGACGCCATCCTCATTGAAGCCAGAAACTTCGCATCGAGTAACCAGCACATCAGTCGAGCCCTTGGCGATGAAGATACCAGATCCGGCATTCGTGATATAGCCACCACCCTTCCAAGTTCCCCATGTAGCAGCAGTGCCGCCACCGAATTGAGGAAACGCTCCTCCATATCCGCCCGTATTGAATGCAGAAGTGTTCTGGGAATTATTGCGGTTGGGTCCGTTGGCTACAGTGGTAGCGTTGTAATAACCGGCGGTGGTGATGCCCTTCTCTGCTCGTCCCGTTGTTCCGTCGATAGGAGGGAAATTACCAGATCCAATGATCGTGAAGTTCTGAATCGTGATGTCAGATGATTCAAGAACATCAAGAACACTTTGAGCGTGAACATTGATCTGTAGCGTCGCCCCCTGTCCGTCAAGAACAAGTCCCTGCTTTTGATAGACACAGAGACACGGCTGTTCATTGTGGGAATAAACAGAAGGAAGTAGCGTAGTGTTCTTTGTCAGGACATAGACCTGACCTGGCTTGCAAAGGAGCCGCGACCCATTAGGTGCGCCATCGATAGCAGCTTGCAGCTTGAGCGTGTCACTAGCACCTGTGAAGTCTTCAACACTCAGAACCTGAAGGTTCTTTGTATGCTGGGTTTGGGCAACGGCACCTGTATAGGGCTGCTCAACACCGATAAGCGCGTCGCCCTTCGTGACATCCGCTGTGTTAGCGAGATCACTGATGAATTGAGAGCTTGCAGCCGAAATGCCTGAGATATTGTCATATGTACCAATGACATTGCCAATTGCATCTGTGAGGATGAACTTATATGCAATTGAGTTATCCAGCCAGATTTCTTGTGGCGGACGACCACCCGCATCAAGCGCAATTGGATTCGAGTTTGGCGTGATGCCAGAAGATGTTGTGTAGGTGAGTGCAGGGGTATTCGTCCCAGCTTGGTATGTGTTGATAAGACCAAGGGTAAGAGGAATACCGAAAGGCGTAAAACCCTGCCATCCGTTAAAAATTGGAGACAACGAGACGCTAGGCATAGAATGCTCCGATGAACTGGACCGCCATTTTCATACTCGCATTATTGTCCGTTTTGCGAGAGCGGGCATATGACATTGGGCTCATTGTCGGGCTCTCTTTTGCTGCTGTTCGGCAACACCTGCTTTCGTCCCCAACTTTGCCAGATCAAAAACATTCGTACCCGTACCTTGTTTGGACAAGGAAGGATTAACGGCTTCATTGATGAGAGTTGAAGCTCGGGTCGCTTTGTTGCCTTGTTGAAGGGTATTGGCAGCAGTGGAAAGACCAGGAACGGC